GTGGCAGAACACCACAATCCTGAGCCGCAATCATTCGGCCCTGAGAAAGACACTTCTACCGGTGTTAGCTTTAACCCGGAAGAATCCAACAGTACAGACGATGGCGCATTTTAATGTTACACCTTATATTATATAGTCATGAGTAACGAATTAGTAAAACAAGAAAATGTAGAAATGATTGTGAAGAATGCTCCACAATCCTACAATGAGAATCAAATCTCACATGACCGTTGCATTGAAACAGGTAAGAAATTACTGGCTGATATCCAAGCGGCAGGAGGAATGAATGATGAACTCGATCAACGTGCAGCCGAATTTATCAACCGTGCACGAAATACTGTTAAGAAGATGAATGATAAACGCTCACCGGTTACGAAGTTATTCGATGAAATACGTACAGTCTTCACCAGCATGGAAAATGACGTTGACCCTACTAAGGCGGAATCTGTTCCTGGGAAACTGCAAAAAATACGTAATGACTACGCTGCAAAAAAGAGAGCCGAAGCTGAAGCCCGTCGTCGTGCTGAAGCACTCCGCCAACAAGCCGAAGTAGCAAAAAATAGATACCGTCTTGCAGTAGAAGAAGACTACCAGCAATCTTTCAATCGTATGCTAAATGCAAGTTTCAATGAACTGACAACACTAAACAATAATATTACGCTGGAGAACTTCTCCCAGCAAGAAAAAGCTATAAGAAACTTCTCAGTCACGTTGTCCGAAGACAAAATCACATTGCTTCCTTCTGGTGCAATGATCCCGGCAGAACTAAGTGCAAACGATTCTCTAGGAATACGGAGGGAAGTAATGACTAAATTACTTCCAAAGTTCCGAGAACAGTATCGTTTTGATATTGGCGAAAATCGTGACAACATATTGTTTATGCTACCTTCCAAGAAAAAAGAGTTAGAAGCCATCTCGCAAACTTCTGCTGAAGAAGCTCGCAGGCGTGAAGAAGAAATGAAACTCCGTGAAGCTGAGGAAACTCGCAGACGTGAAGAAGAACGTTTGCGCAAAGAAGAGGAAGAGAGAAATAGACTTAAAGTACAACAACAGCAAAACGAAATGGCAGGACTATTCTCGCAAGCTGCTGTAGTAACTCCTTCCTATCAACCTAAATTACAAGTCAAAAAAAAGATAGTAATTAACAGTCCTCTTGGTTTTCTTGACATAATAAACTTATGGTGGACTACTGAAGGATGTAAGCTCACAGTTGATGAATTAAGCAAGAAATTCAAATCACAAGTAACCCACTGTGAAAAGCTTGCCAATGATAAGACAGACCCTCATTTCATTCAATCCACATACATAAGCTATGAGGATGAAGTCAAAGCTAAATAAAGTATGAATCATAATCCAGATGAATATTACAATCGTC